AAACAGCTTTTCTCCCGTGGTTTGACTACCTGTTGTGCGCGTACCGTTATCCGTGGTATTTTCGACACTGTCAATTTGACGGGCATTTGTCAACCAACCTGTGTCAAGTTTTCGCTGTAAACTTTGAGTTTCACCCGTTTCACCGCCTGCGCCGTTATCAACTCTAATTAAATTACCCTGCGGGGTATCGCTATATAAATCAATGCTTGCCGCGTTTTTGTTTTGAGTTGTCTGCGTTGTTTCATTACCGACGGTATTTTCCTGCGTGTTGGTGCTTTCGCTTTTCCGAATATTACGGTTATCTGCGCCCGTTCCTAAATCGTCGAAAACTTTGTCATTTTCCGTCGTTGTTGTAAGATTAGGTGTGCGGGTTGTAGTTTCGTCAATTTCTGTTGTGTCAACATCATTCCCGCGGTCGGTCAAATTCGTATCGTTATCACCCGTTTTATGCTCGGTATTATCTTCAACGGTATTTTCAACCGTGTGTGTTTTTTCAATATCATTTAAAACAACATCAACAACACGGTTTTTATTCTCTGTTTCGTCAATATTTGTGATTTTAGTGTCCGCTGTGTTTTTCTCTTCGATAATATTTTCATTTAATTTCTTGTTTTCTGTGAAATCAACGTCATTGTCCGCAATGGTTTTATTGACAACATTTTCAGTGTCTACAGTGTGGTCTATAATGCCGCTTGTCATATCCAACTTATAACCAGTGTCAACATTTTCGTCATAATCAGTAGTATTTTCAGTGTCCTGTGAAACATTTTGCTGTTTACGTTCATTTGCGCGGCCTTTATGTGTCATAACATAGTCGATATCGTGGAACGGGTTGAACTTCAATAACTCACTTTCGTACAACTGATTATAATACGGCATAATCTCGTTCATTTTGTCGGCAAGCCGTAATTTCCACAACCCGACTGTTTCTTCGCATATTTCGCGCGTATAATAATGCATTAATATTTTGCGTTCAAGCGGTTCGCGGTAACTCTCGTCAAAAATAGGATATGGAAAATCAAAAATTTTGGTTCTTGCTTCACCTATCAATTTAGGTATATCGCTATAGCCTGCGCGTTCTTTACTGCTATACATTTCAACTATGGTTCTAAGTTGTGTTGTATAATTTGCCATTTACTCTTCACCCTCTTCAACTCTTATTTCCTCGTTGCCGATATCCTCACCCGTTTCGCCGTAATCGTTGTTAAACTCACAACTCACGTCCAAATTAAACATTTTATTAATTTTTTCGCAAGCTGTTTGACGTTCAGTCAATCGAATATCACGGTTTGCAAGTGTGCCGCCCTGTGTGCGATTCACTTCGTCGGTCACTAATCGTTCTTTTTTGTTGATTGAAATATTTGGTATGCCTAAGTAAGTTAGTGCTTCATTCCAAATATTCATTTTTAGTGTCCATAACCTATCCGACATATAAGGCGCGTCTGTTCTCAACGATTTAATTTCAGTTTGATTAATTTGTTTGTCGGAAAATAGCACGGGTTCATTACCACTGTATTTTTTATACACATTTCGTAATGCAAGCATTTGTTTTTGGTCACCGACTAACAGCATAGGTGTTTTTTGTGCATTGACATTTACGTCTATTGTGCGGTCAATATTTTCAAGTCGTTGTGCAAACGCTACCAAATTCAAGGTGAATGGGTTTCGCAATTTGTTGTTGTAAATGGGTACAGAATTGTCTTTTGTCAGATTTTTTGTATAATTGCCGTCGTATGAATACGCTGTCATTTCCCTCGGATTGCCGTATAAGTCAAGCGCGGTTGTTGTAAAGCGCAAAGTCAAATAATCGCCCGTAATTTCGTCTTTGAAAAAGATTGCCTGTCCACAAGTCAATAACGACAATTCCAAATAACGTATATCACAAGTGTCGGGCAAATTATTCCATTTGAACGTCGCTAAACTCATTTCGCATAATCTCAAAAAGTAATCATACGCTGTGATTTTGTTTTTCATAATTGTGCGGTCGGTTATGCTCGATAGATTAAAATTTTTTGGCATTATATCACCTCTCAATCTGGCTTGTTAAGTGCTTTTAATGTGTCATATCTCCCTACGGGTATAGGTTGGCTTTCGTCTGTCCATTTCCAAAATGTTATGCCCTGTTGATAAATTCGTTCAATAAGGTTCATATATTTTATGGGTACAGACGTTCCTTTTCCCTCTGTTTTGAATAACTCCCAGTGAAACGACATATCTGCACACTGTATATAATTATAATACGGACGGCAAGTGTCATAATTCCGAATGTTTGGTACTTTGATACGGTCAACGGTGTACCCGAATTTAGTGAAAATATCATCAATAATTTGCGCACCCTCATACGTCGGTTGCACGGTAACAAAGTAAAAATCACGTTGTTTAGTTGCAAAATCCGACATTGCGCTACCCGTGCTACGGGCTGTCGGTGGAATATTGCTATTTGTGTAAGCGTTGGTCAATGTGTTGACAATACCTGCCGCACCGCCAACCGCCGCACCGATACCCCACCGCGCTACCGCTGTTTCTGCGGCTGTCATTGCTGCGCCTGCTACAGCGGAAGTACCTGCTGTGGCTACTGTCAATCCTATGCCTGTTACAACTGCTAATGCACTTGCAATCGTCCCAACCTCTGTTGCCCATCCGTTTTTACCCCACCAATTTGCACTATTGTTGCCACTATATAAAACAATGGCGAAATTTTCCATTATTAAAAACGACGTGTAATCTGTATCAAGTGTGGCGGGGCTGTCGCCTGCATTGTAATTATTAGGCACTAAGCGTATTTGCGGCACTGCGCCTAAAACAGAATTAAGTGTAAATTGGCAATTATCGCTGTCAAAAAACTCAAATTTAAAAACAGCTTGATTATTTAAGCAATCAACCACCAACGACGTAAAAGGGTAAGTAAATAATTTGTTGTTTATCGGTGTATACCCGTTGACGTCGGTCGGTTTATTTAACACAAAGGTTGACGGTTCTAAATCCTCTAAGGCTGTTAAGAACTGCGACGGATATAAAAACATAGTGATTATACCGTCCAATACACCTTTATCCGCTATACGTTGTAAGTCGTCTGTAACTGTTTGATAATCGTCAATCGGATATGTTTTTATACTGCCGCCAAAAGGCATATTACAAACCTTTTTAAAACACGGTTTATATTTATTGCCCGAAAAGCTATCCAATTCAGTCATATCAAAAGCCGTAACCAATACTATTGAATAATCTTCAAATTTGCGGGTTTTAACAATACGTGCGTTCTTGAATGGTACATTTACAACGGGTTCGGGTGTCAAGCTATCTCCGATTTTATCCGTCAAACTATGCTCGCGCATAACATAACATTCGCGCAATTCATAATTCCACATAAATGATTGCATTACATCAATTTCAAATTGTATTTCAGTGCAATAGTCGTTTATGTATTCAACGGATAATATGAACGCAAAAAACCACATTTCGCCAAAATCCAAATTTTGATAGGCCATATAATTGCAATCATAGTAATTTGTTGCGTTGCCCTCAATTCTGATTGCTTGTCGTTCATTTCGGATAAAGGTATTACCGCTAAAATGTAACTTTACAATATCATTTGGCGCGGGCGCGTGCGGTTCGGTGTTGTTGTCACATCGGAAATACCTCAACTGCTGTTCACGGTTGCGAAAATGTAAAGTATTTTTATATGTGTTGTCCAACGGTATAAAACGGTAAATATTTATTTGTCCCTTTGGTGTAAACGGGATAAAATCTGCCATTATGTCACTTCCTTTTTAAAATAGTGGTAATGTTTCACGTGAAACACTACCACTAAAAATATTAAGGTGCTACACCTACGGTTGTTGTTTCAGTGCCGCCTCCGACAAATTTAGCAAGAATTTCAACATCATCGCCCGTTGTTAAATCTCCAAAGTCGGTAAATTCAACACTACCGTTATTTGCATCAGCTATCATTGTGGGTGCTGTTCCCGAACTAATTGTCGCTTCAAGTGACTCGATTATACCTGTCGGAAGTTTGTTCCCATTTTTAACTGCGCTAACACCATAACGCTTGTTAAGTTCAAGGGTCGTTGTTGCGGCAATCGCTTCACCTGTAACCATATCAACCAACTGTATCGCGGGCGCGGGCTGTTCTTCATAATTTGTGCTGTCGATTAAGCAAACTGCATTATGGAACGGCGAAACGCTAAACAGTTTCCAAGTATGTAAATTGTAATTCCAGTAAAGACCCTGGCCGTTTGGAACGTCGCGCATTTCAAGCAACTTGTCAAAAATCATAAAATAATCTTTGTCAACAATAATCGCGTGTATGCCCGATAGTATAGCGTTTTCAGCGGGTGAAATACCTTTGTATGTAGTGTCATACTGGAAAAGTTCATTAAGTCTTTTTATTTCGTCGGGTGCAAAATAAAAATGTGGTGTAAGTATTCTCTGTGTTTTGAAATCTGCGTAAGACAGATTAAACGCATACGCAAGCGCGTTTACATCTACATTTGCTTCAAAGTCCGCGTCGATTATAAGTTTCTGTGAACTTAAATCGCTGAAATTCAGCACACCTGCGACGTTGTAAAGTCTGCTCGGAAATTGCATTTGATTAGATACCGCGCGTATTTTTGTTAGTGTTGCTTTTGCGTTTGCTTCGGTTGTTGCACCGTCGCTCGGTATGAAATAAAAATGATTATTTAATATCTCGCGTGCAAGCAGATAACGCATAGTCAAAAATTCGTCGTATTCCATTGAGTTAGCCATACTCGACATTAAACGCTCGATAAGGTCGTTTACACCGTTTGCCGATAAAAAAGCTAACTCTAAATCGCGGCGCTGAATGGTCAATTTGTAAAATTTTTGGTAATTCAGATAATGGAACGCGGAACGCACATCGGGAATTTCACGCTTGAAAACCTCTTCTTCTGCAACCTCGGGTGAATATTCCTGCGGGCGAACAATATCAACCCATAATTCTTCCACTGTTTCGCCAAATTCAAGCATACCGCGTTTGAAAACTCTCCAGGGATTTTCAAAAGACATACTTGCAACAAGAACTTTGCCGATACGATTGATTAAGGCGCTTATAAATTCATTCTGTAAAGCAACATTATCCATAATAATGCCGCCAATTTCGCGAATACTGTCAGCATTTTCTGTCGCAATGGGTACATACTCCCTATAGTCAACACTTGCATTGTTGCGTATTACGTTTAAAACTTCGTGACTGGCATTTGTCAATGTAACTCTTTTTGGTATAGTTGGCATTAACTATCACTCCTTTTCTATAAATAAATCACTGTAATTTTGTGCGGCTTTTTTTCTCTCATTCTGTTGTCCGCTATTATCATTTTTTGTCGGCGGGTTGTAAAAAGTATCTTTATACCGTTTGCGCCAACTTTCGTCAAGTTCATTTTTTTCATTTTGTAATGTTTCAATTTGTCCGTTCAAGTTTGTAATCTGTTGATTGAGTTCATTTATTTGTGTTTCGGTATTAGTGTCGATAGTGTTTGCATACTCTAAAACGGCCAAGGCCGTGTCGCTTGTGTTATCTCCTATTAGAGTTTTTAACTCGGTTAAGAATTCTGTTTTGTTGCCTATCATTTTTACTTCTCCTCTTTCGCGTAAGTCGGAACGTCTTTGACGGTTTAGGCGGTTTAATTTCGCCTACACTTTCAATTACACTCGCTCGAATTCCTTTTCCTATCCCTTCCATTTTTCACCCTCTCACCTCTCAATTCCTCACGTAGTTCGCGAATAGCCTGTGTATTGTTTTCAATCGCACTGGCCATTATTCCTAAGGTTTTTTGCAAATATACACCCATATAAATGCAACAAACAATGGGAAATCCCACATTTGAAACAATTTCGGGAATTGTCATACTACCACCCCTTTTATTTTTATTATAACACGTTATGTGATAAATGTCAATTATAATATTGACAAATATCTCGATTTGTGATAAAATTAAAGTAAAGGAAGTGACACTATGAACAATTCAAAACCACAATTTTACGACGGAACGAAATTGTTATCGCTAACAGATATAAACGGCGAAAAGCCCGAAATTATTATATGTACCTCAAACCGTTCAGCGGGCAAAACAACGTGGTTTAATCGTTATTTTGTTAAACGATTTATCGAACATAATGAAAAATTTATGCTATTATATAGGTATAAATATGAAATAGAGGACTGTGCCGAAAAGTTTTTCAAGGACATCAAAGGTTTATTTTTTAGAAACTATAATATGGTATCTGTTGCAAAAAACGGGATATACCGTGAATTGCTTTTAAATGATAGACCCTGCGGCTATGCTGTTGCGCTAAATGCCGCCGACGGCTTGAAAAAATATTCGCACCTGTTTTCAGACACAACAAGAATGTTATTCGACGAATTTCAATCGGAAAATAATCAATATTTGCCCGACGAACTGAAAAAATTTATATCGGTGCATACATCTGTATCACGTGGAAACGGCGCACAAAGTCGTTATGTGCCTGTTTATATGTTATCAAATAATGTAAACATATTAAATCCGTATTATGCCGAATTGGGTATTGCTGAACGACTACAGCCCGACACAAAATTTTTACGCGGAAACGGATATGTTGTCGAACAGGGCTTTAACGAATCAGCTATGCAAGCACAAAAAAGTAGTAAATTTATGCAAGCATTTTCACATAACGATTATGCAAATTATTCGTCAACAAAAACTTATTTGTACAATGATACCGCTTTTATTGAACGCTTGAACGGCGCAAACCGTTATATATGCACTTTGCGTTTTAACGGTCAAGAATACGCAATCAAGGAATTTCCGAATGAACATTTAATGTATTGTGACGATAATGTTGACAAGTATTTTAAGTTAAGAATTGCTGCGACCCCCGACGATTTAATTCCGTCGTTTACGATAAGGCAAACTAATGATATTATAACAGTTGGTTTGCGACGGTTTTTTAATAATGGGTATTTCCGTTTTAAAAATCGCCAATGCAAAAACGCTGTTATCAATTTATTACGCTATTAATGGTATCACCCGAATTTGTAGCCATTGAGTGCTTTACGGGCAAACACGGTGTGAAAACCGCCGTAACACTTTTCAGACGTTCACTGCTTTGGTTTGCTGTTCGGATAATGATATATAAAAAGACCCCGACTTTTTTGTCGGGGTTCTTGTTTTTAGTTTTCGTATATTAGTTTGCGTTCAATGATAATTTTGTCATTGTTGTTAAATATTCCAACACGGTAAATACTGCCTGTCCCGCGACTGCAATACCAATTACAATGATTTTTCATTTCTTCCATAGTGCGTTCATAAGATTGAAAACGTGCCTTGCAACTCTCTGTTCTGTCGCTGTCGGTTGTCCATAGTTCATAATATGTGCAAATATTTATCATTTTTATTCCCTCATTTCAAAAGTCGTTTCTTTTAGTAATACTCCACCTTGTATTTGTTTTGCTGTCAACTTTGACGGTACTAACAGACCTTTTTTAAAATCTTTGTATGTGCGTTTTGTCTGCAAAAATTCTTTTTCATTTTCTGTCATATTTTCAATTTCTGTTTTGCCCTCTAAGTTTGCATTAAACAACTCTTTACACCGTTTTCCCATTCCTGCGCAAACTATATTGTTATATGGTTCGGCAATCGGTTCAAGGTTTTCAGCTACAACGTGTTCAATATAGGTTTTTTGGCGGTGGAAATATGCTTTATCCCAACTGCTTTCCAACTTCCAATGTAAAAATTTTGTCGGGTGAACATCTATACCCCTTAATTCGTCTGCTGTCAAGTCACAATGTATGCTGTCAGTGTCCGCATAAATAAAACCTCTTTTTGACTTCCCATAGTAATTCATTTGTGCGTGTCGAATTGTGAAATTTCGTGCATAACTTGTAACAGCCGCACCGCACGCGACGGAAATTAATTTCTTTTCGTGTGCTTCACATATTTGGAAACTTAAAGCGCCCTCGTCGTTTAAGTGAACAACTTTGAAACTGCTATCATCGTTGCTTGCTAATTTGCCATACAAATTGTTGAGAAAAAGCTTTGCCAAAGTTCGCATAGCACCCGTTGAATTTTCTTTGACGTTTCGCCAAAAATTAATGTATTTATCAAACAGCCCCAGTTCTGTAGCAAAATAACAGCCGCCAATAATTTGCGTATTGAATAAATGGTAATGGTCATTGATTAATTTCCAGTCGGTCATAGTTAGTGTTAAATCAACTGTTGTTCTTTGTGGTTCGCCGTTTTCGTCATAAAAAATGTTAGTGTATTGACCGTTGCTGTTTAATACGTCGCTTGTTTCCAACCATTCATTTGGTTTGTAAAACGCGTTGCCTTTTATTTGTATACACGGTAAAAAGCCTTTACGGATTTTAAATTCCGTTCTCACACGGATAAAATAATAGTATTCGTTTTTAATAACGCTTTCGGGTATCTCATTACCAACCCAAAAGGCGGGCTTGCCGATAGGATATCTATTGCCGCTTTCGCTATGCATAACAGACGGGTAAAGACTGTTGACATCTGCTGTTATACCGTTTGTATACATTTTATCCTCTTTACCTTTGACCAAATAGCACCAACCGCCCTTGTATGCCTGTCGGATAAAGCCGTCTGCCGTTGTGTGGAATTTATCTGAAATTAATTCCTGTGGTATTTCAATCTCCCCCAAATTTGGAAACATCTCTTTGAAAAAACTTTCGCTTATTTGGTTGCGAAAATCTTTTAGGCAACAACTACCTATTGTTTGACTGGTGTGTCCCTGTTTAAACATAATGTCAAGCGCTTCGGATAAAACAAGAACGTCGTTTTTTATGTAATTCATTTCTTCGTCTGTTATATAGCCGCCTGCCCGTCGTTCGCCCCGATATTCCATTTCCAATTTTTGAAATTTTGTGTTAAACGCTTTGCCGATTGCCCTAAGATTAAAGGGCAATAATTTCAAGCTATCGTAAAAGCGTATAAATTTTCCACCTTGTTTAATAGTAATATCGTACCATTGTCCCATTGACGAAATTGTGTATTTATATGTGTTGTTTTCCATTTCCTTATCGTCTATCGGGTAATAAGTATCTTCTTTTTCATCGTAATAGTAGGCCTGTTTAAACTGCGGTTCGCGTAACAAAAAGTTTAATATAAAACTACCGTCAAAAGACAAATTGTGGAAGTATATTTTACAGTTGTGTTTCACGTGAAACAATTTCTTAAACCAATCATTGATATTGTTCCACACTGTCACACCGTCGGGATTGATATTACCGACTTCGCACATTGCTACAGACCACACTTCTGTTTGTGTTTGTGTACTCGTATCATAACTCACGGTCGTTTCAAAATCTGCTACATATTTTACTGTTTGTTTATTCATTGTTACCTCTTCTTTCTTCTCATTTTGCTACGATAACCACTGCGGCTACGGTAAAGCGCTGTGTTGTTTTCCCACTCTTCGCGGAAATTGCTGTCATTTTGAATTATGTCAATTTCTTCGTAAGCCGCCGCGCGCGTTTCTTCGTCGTCAATTCTTGCGGCAAACCTCTCTAGCCATACGGCTAAAGTGGTTCGGTCATACGCTTCAAAATCACTAATGCCGCCGAATTCTGCTTCATAGTCTTTTAGCTGTTCAATAAATTCGTCAAGTCCTAATGCATTAATCATTTTGTCAGCCCAGTTGTGCATAATGTCAACGAAATATGGTCGGTATTTCGATAGACCCTCATAAAACGATTGCAATTCCCATTGTTCGTGCGAAACGACGTTTTCCGTGGCAAGGTTTTCAAGTCCTTGCCTGGCCGCGTTAAATTCATACTTGCCTTGCGCGAATGATTTATCGCCCGCGGCACTTTCAAAAAGTTCGTATGCATTGACCGCGCCTTGCTGTGTTGGAACTGTGCTAATTTTTAGTATTTCTTTGCCCTTTAATTTTTTAACCTTATTGAGTTGCTTTTTTGTCACTCTCGCGGGTGTTTCGGGTAAATCTACTTTAATTTTGTTCTTTTTAGCAAAACGCAAAATTCGTTCAATTTCTGCGTTATATGCTTTTCTGTTTTTTGTTGTTGGTTTTTTAAATGTTTTTGCCATAATATAACCCCCGTTTTATTATAGTAAAATTTTTGATAAAAAAGGCGGCAACTGAAACCAAATTGCCGCCTAAACCCTGTACAAACCTAAATATATAAGTTAATTAAAAGTAAGTATTTAATTGTAATTGTCCGTAAAAAGATTTATTAAATTATAGTTGTTAGTGTTTCACGTGAAACATTATACAAGTTTAGCTTTAAGGAAATCGCCGTCATAGTTGTTTGACTTTACGCGGTATACAACGAAATCGACTTCGTCAGTGTTTTCGCCAATTTCGTCTAAATCCATTAAACCGTCACACACACTGTTGAAAAGCGTTTCACTGCCCGACCTATAAACCGTGTCGGGTGTGACAAACAAGTATACGGCATACTCTTTATTCTGCTTAGAATGTTCGTTATGGACTGCCACTTCAAGCACGTTTGTGACTTTAATTGGAAATTTGGTATCTGCCGAAACAAGTGAATTTAACTTTTCAGCCGACTCAAAGTCCTTGTATGCCAACTTCTCGCGCGCGCTAATTTCCTTGTAACTGAATATAACTGTTGCTTTGTAATCTTCTCTTGCCATTTGTTATTCCTCCTTGTTTTCGTTGTCGTTGTCAGTGATTGCCGTTGCGTGTTTCATAAATTCTTCGACTGTCATTCCGTACTGTGTTTCTGTCTTTGCGACATTCAGTGTTTTGATAAGTCTGTAGCCGTCGGGCAAACCTGCCTGTCTTGCCTTGTCATTATCCTGCGTTGTTTCAACTGTCATTTCGGTTGTTGTGTTGTCACTGTCGTTAAACGCAATAACATTAGCTGTGAATACTTTTACTGTCCTTGTAACCATTGGTTTTCTCATTTTTGTTCTTCCTTTCCTTGTTTGAGATTGATATGTGTGTTTTTGTCACTCTTCGGGGGTAATGCACCCGCGGCAAAAGCACCGTGGGCGCATAGAAGAAGTAACAGATTTTATAAAGCGGTAAAACTTGTTTCCCTCTTTACAATAATTATTATATCAAATTATGGTAGTGTTGTCAACACTATTTTCATAATTTAATAACGGATTTTCAAAAAATTCTGTTTCGGTTGATTGATATTCCTGTTCAAGTGGTTCAGAAATATCAATAACCAAATCACCTTGCGCCGAACGATATAACAAAGTTTTGTTGTAAAAACTTGTATAGATTATATCGGCTATCGCGTGATAGGGAATATCCGCGAACATTAATCGTATAGTGGTGTTTTCCGCGGTTGTGCCGGCTGTGTAGGGTTCAAAGTTAGTTTCTATTCGCTTTTTTAACTCGATTGCAAATTCTCCTACAGTCCAACTGCGACGATTTTTTGTAAAAAATTCTGCGTTGTCTTTTATTAAGTCGTCTAACAGTTTGCTGTTTATGTAGGAAATTATGATATCTATTATAGACATATCGTAACACCCCCTTTCCGAAATAAAATACTGTGGCCGCGCCCCAACTGGTTATTATCCATTGTGCGGCTAAGTTGTTGCTTAAATACTCAAACACGCTTAAAACCCTCTTTCATTAGCACCTCAACAAGCGCACTGAACAATACTAATACACTAAGCAAATTATCTTCGTTGCAATCCTTAATTGCTTTGGATAATACTTCTTGACGGGTGTCGGGTGAATTGGCCTTGTAAACTAAATTGTAGGCCAACTTGTCTATGGTGACAAACTCTTTCGGGTCGTCGTTGTCAAATTCCGACAAGTTATCATTTTTAAGGTAATATGCAAACGCAATCACACCCAACGACAATGTTTGGTAATTTTCGGTTAGTTCGTTGTCCGTTTCATATATTGTCGTTACAACCGACAGCACGCCAACATCACCGTTAAAGGCAATAAACCAGTTTTTTAATTGTTTAGCATAGTCCAGTAAGTTTTTCATTTTCTGTCACTCCTTAAATAGATAAAATTTTTTTCGTTGGTGTAAAAGTGAAATCTGAAAAGGGGTTCACTTTTACACCGAACTAAGGTTGTATTTTTTACATTTTTATTATATCAAAAATTTCATAGTCTGTCAACAATTATTTTTGGTTTTGTAAAAAATTTTTTATTCACTGTAAAATTATAATGGTTCAAAATTCCTGCGCAAACTAAAGGCGGCCAAAAAATAATTTTTACGGACGCGCATTATATAGGAAGAAAAATGGTTCGGTTTGATAAAAGTCAAATGGTTCATCACGGGGTGTGATATCACGGGTTGTGATAACACGTTTTGTGATATCACGTATTGTGTTGTTTCACGTGAAACATTTTAGTATCACGTAATGTGATGTTATTTTGTTTCACGTGAAACATTTTTGTATCACATTTTGTGATTAATTTTGTTTCACGTGAAACTTTTTGCACCGTGAAAAGGTGCATAATTTTGCGCGCTTTTTGGTGCAAAAATTTGTTTAATTTTAGGTGCATATTTTTGTTGATTTTTTGGTGCAATAGTTGTATAATAGTATTGTAAAGATAAAACAACAAAATTAAAGAAAAGGGGTTTTAATTATGAAAAACAATTACAAATTATCCTGTTTTGAAATGCTGTATTTGATTGACGGTTTACAAAAAGAATACGAATACCACAAAACAGAATATAAAGCACTATTTGAATGTTATAAAGCATTTAATAGAAATGGCATTGATAGAATGTTATATAAGCGCCATTTTAAAGCGTGTATTACTATTTTACAGTTATTAGATAAAATCGACGTTGTTGTAAATGATATTGCAATTATTTAAGGGGGTTCTAACAATGAAAAGAACAAAATCAATGATATTAAAAACAGATTTTACAATAGACGATAGGGAAATAGCGTTGTACGCGGCGAACAATGGCCGCCGTGAGTTGCAAAACCAGTATAATTCAATATGTGACAATTTGGCCAAAAAATTAAAAAAGGGCGTTTTTGACGTCAATAAAAGTATTGATTTATGGTATTGTTTAACAAACAATGCCGCGCGGTTTTATAATGTCGATTTTGGTTATATGGCGCCCGTTTCTGTACGTTTCGCGGCGGCTGAAATTTTGGCTATTGAATGGGCGGCGGATAAAACGCCGTTTGACTTTAAGGAAATTTTACAAGTATTGGTTGAGG